CTACACCAGTGTTTTCTAAAGATTGAACACCTACATAGATAGCTGTGTCACGATTGACTCCATTCCCAACTAAGGGACGATACTTGACGTGGTTCAAGTTAACTCCGAGGATTTTAACATGACTACCATCCAAAGCAATACATCTAGCGACATTCATGTCACCGTATACTGTTGAGATTTGAGTCACATCTAGTCCCATAACTTTCTTACGTCCAGTAACAGCTAAATCAGCTCTAAAATTGTCACTGATTTCAATGTTACCTTTAAAGTATCCACCTAGTTTGTGAATCCAAGTATAAACGTCTGTACTACATAAGAATATAGTCGCTTTATCTTGGTTGTAACGTGGGTCTTGATACTTTGACATATCTTGTAGAAAGTCATCAGCTGTTTTAGATGTTGACCAACTAAAGATATTACCATAGTTCAAAACATAATCCACTGCACCTTGAGTATGAGCTACACTATCAACTGAAGCTTGAGTACTAAACAATGATGATTGTTCAATATCCCATTTATGTTCAATTAATTTATCTTTCCATACACGAGCCCATTCGTTTGGTTCATACTTCAGAGCAGTTGCTCTTGCAGTATTAGTCATACCGAACTCAGTACGGAAGATTTGTGTTTGCCCATAGCCAGTTGAATATGGACTATCTTTCCATGTCGTTCCTAGAAGACTAGAGCCTTCTCCGTAAGAGCTACCAACAACATAAGAACGTTTTAGTTCTAGAGCTTCAGCGATATCAACATTATAAACCACACATTGTGGTAAATTGCTGCTGTATCCACCAATCTCAGAACCGCTTGACGTTTTTAAGATTTTGCCAGTTACTTTTTTTACTTCAGCTGTTGCAGAACCAGTCCCACTATTTGCGGATAGGTTAGCAGCGGATTGCGCAGCTACGGCTGTTATACGAACTAACATATAGTCATTAATAGCTCCACCATTCGTTGCCGACATTGGAACTTTTAGCACTTGATTAACTTGGAAAAATTCAGGAGCTGTTCCTGCATCTCCAACTTTAATCGCTGCATTGGATTGACCTTGTACGTTTTGTATATTACCTGCACTAAAGTAGTCAGTTGCCATATATAGGTCAACTGTTCCACCTTGAGCTAACGCACCAGCTGATGTATCAACTAGGGTTGCATCGTTATGCACTGCGGCGCTTCCGTTATGGAAACCAACCACATATGCGTATCTTTTCATCCATGACTGACGCTTCTCTGTGAATTTAAATTCAGGGTCGTCAGTTGGCTTTTTTGCGAGTTGGGACATGAGTCTGAAAAAAGGAGTCTGGGAAATTGCCAGCTCCGAAAATCTTTCAGAAAAATCGTACCGTCTTCGTAAATCACCAGTATCCAGGGATGAACCCTGGGATGCTGCGTAACCTTCACTTAAACCACTAGAGGTAGCAAGAGCCAGAGGGACGCTACTTGGGTAGCTTGTATCTGCCATAATAAACCTCCTATAGGTTTTTTAGCGTTGTTTTACATTAAGTCAGCTAGCCCAGTTCCCGTATTAAGCAATTTATCAAAGACCATATCATCGACAGATTTTTCTTCTTTAGGTGTATTACCTGATGAAGCTACACTTGTCGGCATAGACCTTACATTTTTCATTTGTTGTATTACCTCTTCACGAGCATTTCCAGCGACTTTATCGTCTCTAGATTCCTTGTTCTTTAGGTAATAAACATCTTCTAATGTTAACCTATGAGATTTTGCATAATCCATTAAATCATTATAATCATTTTGACTAATGTCGAACTTACTTTTAAAAGATTGCTCTTCAGTAGCCCTTCTTGATTCTTCTGATTGTTTTCGTGCAAAATCACTCAACCTTCTTTGAACAACACCATCTACAGTTGCATTAAACAACTTACTAGATGATGAATTAGGGTCAGTTAAAGCTTCATCATAATCAAAGACAAAATCTTCATCTAATCCTAATTGTTCCTTAATATTAGTGGGAGCTGTGCCACCACCCTCAAAATAACCTCTCACATGAGAAATTAAATTAGGGTCTTCTTTCATTGCATCTAAAATAGGCATATAAGGTTCTATCTCCTTCAAACGATTGTTAAGTCGTTTTGCTTCACGAGAAGAATCACTATATCTCTTTTCTAGATTTGCCGCATCTTCCGATACAGCTACTTGCTCTTCAACAGGGTTCTCTTGCGGAGAAGTTGTCTGTTGTGGTTGAGCTTCTGGCTGAACTATCGCATCGCCCATAACTTGACGGTCAAGCTGAGAGAAAAAGTCCTCAGCCTCTTGTGAGTCATCAGGGGCTACAGCAGCATCGGCTCTTTCAGAGTCATCTGCTAATAGGTTATCCTGTTTCTGTTCACTCATAATTATACTCCTTTTAATTTATGAAGAACTGTTTTTACTTGCAACACTCTTCTTTGCAAGTTTCATCTCTTTCTTTTGTAAATCTGCTTCGCCTTTCATCATGCGTTGCAGAAGTTTTTGTTCGGCTTGTGTCTGGGTAACTTCTTTATCTATTACCTTTTCGCCTTCACTAATTTTTTGTTTTATTCCTGCTTGTACTACCTGTCTCTCTAATGTCTCTATTGTACCTTCTTGGTTATCAATAGTTTCCTGCATTTGTTCAATTTGTCCCTGCATTTGAGAATACATACTCTTTCTTTGTAATAATGCTTTTTTATTTCTTATATCAGTTTGTTCTATCATAGCTATATCGTCAATAAGACCTGCTTCAAACCATTTAAAATATTCTTCCATTAGAGCCCATCTGTTTATAGGTTGAGTAGAACCAGCTATAATTCTAACATCAAATTGAGATGCTTGATAATCATTCCATCTCTTTACAACCTCTCCATAATCATTATAAACTGGAATATTTATAGATACTTCTTGTACTTCTCCTTCACTCGCACCTGCTTCAGGTTGAACAATTCTGAAAACTTTTTTAGCAGTATATGTAAATTGTGCAATCTCTTTAAATACTTTACCTGCTTGCTCAAGAGCTGGCTCAACAGTTGTATTTACCCATTGACGTATTCTTCTAGTTCCATATTCATCAAGAGCTAACATTCCACGATAAGTTTCATGCTGAGGTTGACCAACTCCTTGCATTTGGGATGCAACTCCACTAATATACTCTATATCTTGTTTTCCTTCTTGAGTTACAGTATAAAATGCATTATTTATAGGTAATGGCTGAACTGGAGTTGGAGGTTCGAACCCTTGCCTATATTTTAATAAAGCTCCTGGGGAACTTGAGTATTTTTCCCACTCTTCTTCATCTACACTACCTTCTGTGTATAGCCATCTAAGATTAGAAGCGAGATTTGCATTATGCAACATAATCTGATGTGCTTTGTTTATTTCTCTTTGCTTTCCAATCATAGGTAGTACTGCGCCAACTGGGTATGGTGTTCCAGTGTGATTATACATCACTGGAATTATGGGGTATTCAGATAAGGGTAGGATTTGCTCATATAGATACATATCACCAGCTGACGCACATACCTTAATTTGCGTTTTATAAAAATCTAGTGCTTCGACAACATTTTTAGCATATTTATTATCTTTCATTAAATCATCAAAAACACTTTTTTCCATAGTGCTTTGAACAGTTTTTGTCTTAGCTTCTACAAGTTTAGCCTCAAGTATAGCCTTTTGCTCTTCCATCTTAGCATCTGCTTCTTTTTCAGCTTTCTGCATTTCAACTTCCATTCTCTCAGGAAGTATTTCACCTTCTTGAACTAAAGATGATAATTCTGCTTCTTTTTCTTTTAAAGAAACCTCAATATCTTTAGCCATTATTTCAGCTTGAGACTGAGCCTCTGCTCTTATTAAATCCAATTCTTGAGGAGATGGGGGTTGTTTAACCCAAACATTTACAAATGGTACTTTTTCTTTAGAATACACTTCATAGTAATCTAGTAATTCATCTTGCTCTCCCTCTAGATTATATGCTTCATTCTCCACATCTCCAGGCTGTATTGTTTCTGAATCATGTATATCTCTAAGAGAATATTGTTTGCTTTCTGTTGAACCGCTTGCTCTAACTATTTTTCTCTTCATTCCTGGCATCATGGAAATAAGAGAAGACTTCGATAAATTCTTTTGTACTATTATATAACCTGCATCACGATATAAAAAATCTCTACTTAAAGGGTCTACATAAATATCATAAGGGTCTATATTCCTAAATACAACTTCCCCTATTCCTCTATCTGCATCAGGGTCTACGTCTACTCTGAAGAAACCAACTCCTTTTACAAGAGCATCTTGAATGACTTGACCAAATAAACTTCTTCCATTACTTAGATGCCAACAATACTCTGCTATCATACTATGAACATGAGCAATATCTGTATCGCTACCCTCAGCTCCAATCGCCTGCCATCTTGGATTACTCGCAGTAACAAAATATTTCATAATATCAACCGCTGGTGTAATGCGATTAATTATAAAATCAGGCATACCCCCTTCACGAAGGTCTTCTTTTTCATCTGCCGTTAACTGCTCGTTAAGGTAAAAGTCCATACTCTTTTGAGAGTCTGAGAACCACTTTTTCCTATAATAGTTATTAGCTTTTTTGAAAAGATTTTTATTCTTTTCAGCTTTATTTGGTCTTCCTCTTTTAGCCATAATATCTCCTATGTTAAATATTTCCTACAAGCATCAATAAAATGCTCAGGGTCACCTTTCCCTTGTTCTGTGTTATAATATTTTTTCCAGTAATTTGCCATTCCTTCAATTGTATTAGGCATCTTTTTGGGGACTCTCCAATACTTCAATCTACAGTGAACAATTCCTGCTGCTATATTTTTTTCAAGTATCTCTTCCCATTTAACTTCATCAAAATCTTGCCAATGTTTTAAATCAACATAACTGGCTTCTGCACACCTTTTTATTAATTTCGGGCGATGCTTAAGATAGTGAGCTAGGTTATCTACAGCGGTCGCGGCTTCAACCTGCCAGAACGACCTCGCGGGACCGTCTCCCATTTGCCTTATATACTCATATCTGCTTTCAACAATTCCAGTAGCCACTACCAATCTAACCGCATCATCAGAAGCATATTTACTTCCCAAAGCTGTACAGGTATCATGTACAAGAGATTCAATTTGCTTTATACTAATCATTTAGTACCCCTTTTTTTTCATTGTATCTATAACTGTATCTTCAATTTTTGGTTTTTGAAAACCTCTTTTTCCCCCAATATAGTCTCCCCATTCATCATCACTCATATGAGGAGCACCAATAGTATGTCTAAATATCTCACTTCTTGTATATCCTTTATCTGATAAAACCTTTAAAGTTGAATCAGCTGCATGGGTTTTGTCTTGCCATATACCATCAATACGACCATCATAAAGATTTAATTCTTGTAATTTCTCTTGATAAAGTTTTATTTGTTTTTTTGATAAACCTTGAGGATTCCACCTTTTCTGTTTATCTTGTTGTTTATTTTGTGCCATTAAGCTGTTATCCAATTCTTTGCTTTTCTTTTGGGCTTATACCACTTTGGCTCTTTTTTATCCCCACCTAGCTTATAATTTGGCGGAAAAGCGTGTAAATTAGCATAATATAAGCTCTCAATTGTATCATCATGAGCCATTCTCGGTCCAAAAGTAAGTATTTCATTGATTAAATCAAACATATTTTCACGAAAATACATCGCTCCGACAGAAAATACACCACTTAATCCACTATAAATACGATTTCTCTTCTGTGTACCCCCTGGTTTTTCTGGGATTACTGAAATATCAAAGCGGTTGATTCTTCTTCTTTCGTCATTTAATGCCTGGAATATACTTCTATTCATAGCTACATCTTCTACTGTCGCACTAGTGCAGTGATATTTATTATACAGTTCTATAATATAATCAACTACACCTTTCTTGTCAAGTATGTTCCCTTCTCCATCTTTTGCCCCAATAGTTGGGATACTTCGATGTCTTTCATACTCAAGAACTCTTCTATTATTATTTGCATCTACTGATATTACCATAATTACACTAAAGTCAGATTCTTTAGTATCAATATCAGTTGCTGGGTCGCACCCAATAAACGTATTAACTGGTACTTTCTCTCCATCACTAACAATGTAATTAGTGTCATCTTCACGAGAATAATAACCTTCCCAATACTTTGTGTGTTTTCTTGTCCATACTGCATCTTCTTCAGATTGGACTTCCATCATATACTCTTGGTAAAATTTGGATGGGGTGCCTGAATCCCTATAAAACTTTTTCTTCTCTTCTAGCTTTTTTAAAGGAAACCAAGAATCCCACAATGGAGAACCATCAGGGAGTATTGCTTTATAAGTAATTACTTTCCAAGCAAATTCAGCTTTATCCTTTTGAGCTTTCTCATTAGATACAATAAGATTGTTAATAAAGGAATCATAATGTACGGGAGTGCCATTAACACGCAACCTACCAGTATGAGGCTCAAGCGCGGGATAAACAACAGCAGTGACAAGATTTGCGTTTTTTGCTCTTGCTTCAGATGTGATTGTATTTTGTTCGTGTTCAAAATCATCAAGAATAATTAAATCATATCGTTTATGTAGCTTTGCCCCACCTCTAATACCTGCGACATTTGATTTACTAATAAGTTTACACCCATTGGTAAGCTCTATATCTTCTTCTGTCCATTTTTTCCCTTTAAGAGAACCAAAATAATATTTGATTCTGTCATTATATTCAAAATGATACTTAATATAATCCATATTTCCAACACTTAATTTTTGCGTAGCAGATACCCAAGCATAAAAGTGCATATCTTCATCAAGAAAACAGAAGTCTTTAATGATAGAACATTTTGTAAGTACAGTCTTCCCATGACCTCTGGGAAGAATTATCGCTAATTGCTTACAGCCCTTGTTGTCAATCGAGTCAGCCATTTCATAATGAAAGGGCGGTGTCTCACTTCGCATAAAGTCATCGGGAAGGAAGAGCTTTCCAAAAGCTATTAAATCATTTTTTGCTAGGAGAAGGGTTTCCTCTGCTTCGCTTACGTTTTGACTGTTTATGTTCGCCATTCTTTTTTTCTTCTTCTTCTGTTGGTGGATGCATGAACTCAGCTAACTTATCTTCATCTTTGTTCATAGCAATGTACTTTGCTAGTACATCGTCAATCAAGAGTATATGTCTATACATATTTTGCATAGCAATATCATGGTCTTTTAAAGCTTTGACCATATCTCCCTTAGTAATACCTTTTCTTTTAATGCTCATTTCTTAACCTTTATTTAATTTGAATTTATTTCTATCTGGGATTTCTCTTGTATCCAAAACTTCTCTTATATATTCTTTGAACATCTCTGCCCCTTTGAATTTTGGCGGTGGGTATATTTTATCTTCATTCATCATAAAGAATCTACACATATGTCCTAAGTCTTCAAATGAAACTGGGTTATTATAATATAACAAGATTTCATCTTTTGGATGTTTTTTGCCTTTTATTCTTTCCCATTTTTTAATCGAACTCATCTCTTTCTTCCTCCTTGTCCTCTGTATTTTTTATATTTTCTCTTTGTGCCTCTACCAGAGCCTATTCTTGTCTTCTTAGGTTTCTTACGGATTGGTTTATCGTTTTCCATCTGGCACCTTCATTCCATTGATAATTGCAAACATTCTTTTTAGATAGCCAACATGACGAGAGCTAAGATTGTAAAGATTGAATGGTAATTCTGATTTATATTTTTTTAAATCTGAGATTGCAGTTTCAATAGGGAGTTCTATTTTATCATGGATATTAGATTCTAGTTTTCCCAACACTTAATCTCCTTGTCTGTAAACTCTATTGTTATCCAACCAGTCCTTACGATAGGATACATTGAATATCTTGCATATTCTGCATATCTGAGGAAGCTACCCCCTCTAACATACCATCTACGTTTTAGAGTTTCTTCTGAGCCATCTGGCTTAATTGAATCTACTGGCTTTGCGTAAAGTTGATGATTGTGTCCAAGAACAAAAACATCTCCTTCTGAATAGACAGCAGCTAGTTTGTCTATCTCCAAATCTCCGTTCTTTGCTCCGCTCTTTCCATGACCACTTACTAAATACCATTTCTTACCTCTTATTTTAATTTCTGAATATCCTGGATATTGGAAATAAGGAACGTTTAATTCGGCTGCTAAAGTCTTGCAAACGTCAAAATCCAATATGTTGAAACTACGAAAAAAATCGTGATTACCACCACGGATAAATAAACATTTATCTTTTATTGGGGCGACCAATTGAAGAAAAGTTAAGTATTGTTCATCTGGTGGTATTAATTGTCCTCTCTGAGATATTTTATAACCTGGAGGTATTAACTCAAGCAAATCTCCATTACCAAACCAAACAGCATTTGGGTCATCTGCTATTTTTACCACTGCTTCATGGAATTTCTTTAAATCAAACTCTTTAGCTCCAACGTGAACATCTGTTAAGCAATGAACTCTAACTAATGAATCACTTTCGTATTGGAAAATATGCCCTGGGTCTACTGCTAGATTATATTCTTTTACTTCAGTATCAATAGGTACACTATAATACTTTGAGCATGATTTACAATGATATTGTTGTACAATTCCCTTTTTCCGACTTTTCTTACCATCCTTCTTCGTGTACATGCTTGAACAATGTGGACAGACCATTAAGATTCCTCCTTTGGTTCTGGTAGTATATTTCTTCTTGCTCCTTCCAATTCATTCTCTGAGAATCCCTGGAACAACCCTACTACCCCAGTTTCTATTTTCTTTGTTCCTCCCCCAAGAGTACCAATGGCTTTGCCAAGTTCCTTTAAGGATTGTAAGGCAATATTTTGGTCATCACTTGAGTCGGCTAAATGCTTTAAAGAGCCAAGAATATATTCATGGTCAATCCCTAGTTCTTTTGCTATTTCTTTGGATGTTTTCTCTATTTCACTCATAACTCTCCTTTGTTTGAGTAATACGACTGCTTTTTTTCTAGCAGTACCTCTATTTGCTTCACTAAAGGCTTTCATGTATGCACTTACTGCGTCTACACCTGTAGCGACTGTTGTTGCAAATATTTTTTCTTTGTTTGTGCAATTCTTTCTAGACTTAACTCTTGAGTTAGTATTCTTAATTTTGGTGCTGAATGTATAACGGTTTGGATGCTTATCAAAGTCTGTATCCATTTGAGTTTTTTCATTTCTAAGGAATGTACCTACCACAGTTCTTACCCATCCATCTGCTGCTTTATAATTTTTTCTATCATTAGGATGCTTTATCTTTTTTGATACTTTAAGAAGTTGGACAATACCACCATCATCAGCACGTACCCAATCTCCTTCTTCTCCCTTTCTCCAATCGTTTACTAGATTTTCTCTACCTCCAGTAGCGGTATTCCATTCTTCTATGTCGTCATAGACGAAATGTTCAATATATTTTATCTTTTGGCTTTTCAACTAAATCCCATAGGCTATCTATTAGTGTTTGTACTTCAGGAGGTATATGATATATTTTCCCATCTATTTCTATTGGTTTAAGGTTTTGTGATAGGGCAGATGTCAATTGGTCTAAACACTCTTCTTGTTCTTTGTAAGATAGATTTGATATTGATTTTATAACTATTCCCATTTTTTCCGCTTGACATTCTTAATAATCCTTATATATTTATATAT